CGGTCGATCGAGGATTTGTCCTGTTTCATGCGCCCGATATATTCGGTTGATCCCATGCCATGCGTATTGCATGCGGCGATGATGACGCAATCAGGATGGCGTGGCACTACCTTATCCGGGAAGTTGTAGAGGGGCGTGCTAGTAGCTTGATTGAATCCCACTACAGCGTTGGCGATGCTGCCGTCGAATTCATCGAATAGGCAGACCCCGCCGTGTTCCCATGCTTCGCGGAAGGGCGTGCGCACATAGTTACCGTTGGCGTCCGTGTAGCCGATTGCGTCGTGTTTGGCAGTGAGGGAGCCGTGAGAGTAAAAAGCAAGGCCGAGCGCCTTAGCGGCTTCCAGTGCGGCGCGGGTCTTGCCGCTGCCAGCGGGACCTACGAGCCAGACGTTCATGCGCATGCCGTCCGATTCGACAGCGGAAAGCACTTGGAGCAGTTCGGGGAATTGGCGATGAGTGAGTCCCTCGACGCGGATATCGGGCATTCCGGCGCGCGTGATTGTGAGCGTGCGTGGCGTGCCGTCGATGAGGGCGCGTACACGTTCGACAATCTCATCAATGCTTGGCAGTTCTGCAGCGGGCGCGGCTGCCGGGGCGTTGCTGGCGACTGTTGCGACGAATGCGGCGACAGCGGCAGCGAGTGCATCGTTTTTGGCGGGAATGTTGGCAATCCCCATGACTGCGCCGGATGCAATTGCGTCCTTCTCGCTGGCGCGGATGGCAGCGGCTAAGTCTTGCGCTGCTTGCTGTTGCTCTTGCTGGCGTTCTTCCTCGCTCTTGCCCTTGGAATCCTGCTTGGATTCGCCCTCGCCCTCTTGCTGCTCGCGTTCTTCGTTGTCTTGCTGCTCCTGCTCGCTGCCTTCTTCATCGGAGGATGATTCGCTGCCGTTCTCAGCGTCATCCATGCGTGCATTGGAATCGCCTGCTTTTTTGGAATCAACCGCTGCGCCTTCTTCTGCATCGGGCTTTGCTTCGCTGATATCCTTGCCTTCTGCGCCGTCGATATCGTTCCAGCCCCATGCGGTACGGGCATACAGAGCATTGCGTACCCGGTCGCGTTCGCTGTCATGGGCTTTGCTGATCCATGCGCACAGATCCGCCTTATCGGTTCTATCGTAATCGCCGCGCCATCCAAGGCTATGCGCCACGGTAACCACGGCATTCTTGTTGAGCTTGCTCGTATCAATAGCCATTATCACTTTCCCTTCGCTGTTATGGTTTGTGCAAGAGGGACCATCCCTCTCGCACGTATGACTGTATCAGTGATATATGGTTCCGTGCGATACATGACGCATAGACGGTATGCCGCGACAGGCACGATCCGCCGAGCTACGGCAACCGAAACGCGACAGGGGCGACCGTCCCAGGTACGCGCAAACAGTCATGGAAAACGTATTGCGGCGCATGATGGGTGGGACAATCTTCCCCGTCCGGCACCGGGTTGCCACTTTTCGTCACATGTCCCGCGTGGGTCAACAGCGGCGCGCTGGCGACTGTTGACTGTGCCGGGGCGCGCTGCACTGCTGTCGCGCCGGTCGCTTCCCGTACCTGGGTGGGTGGTCGCTGTTGCGGTGGCGTTTTCGCAACGGAGCGATGGGCCGCGAGGACGAGCGTGGCGTTGACTCCACATCTATCCTCCCCCAAAAAAAATAATCGTTGAGTGGCAAAAAAAGTGTTGCTGGTCAACGGCTTATGGCTCTACGCGCAGGTAACTAGGGGGGTATGGCTTGGTTTGGGTGTCAAAAAGAGGCAACCCAATGCTGTGTGGGTGGAGCAGAACCCGCCGTATTTCCCTCTCAACGTGCCGAAATGTGTGATTCGGCGACCCCTCTGCGTATGCGCGAACCTTCGGTTCGTGCCAAGGCATTGCTATGCCTTGGTTTCGGCAGCATCCCTGTGCAGGATGGGGTGTGAGCAGGAGGGTATGTTGCCGCTAGGGGTTCACCAGTTGGGCAGGGCTGTTGCATCACCCCGGTTGCTGCTATTCTGCTACTGCCGATTCTCCTTTGCAAGCGGGTTTTGTATGCCGGTGGCACGATTTCCAACGGAGTTGTTCTGGAACTTTTGTTCCAGCCTAGCCATCGAGTCCAAGGAAAAGGGTTTGATTACCCTGGCTAAGGATCAAATACTCGGCACGCAAAGATATGTGATGGAGGAAATAGCCCGTGGGGTTGGTGAGGGCATACATTACTTCGTCATCCTCAAAGGTCGCCAGCAAGGGATCACCACCATCACCCAAGCCCTCGACCTGTTCTGGCACCTGCGTCATCCCGGCATGCAGGGGACAATGGTCGCCAACGATGAGGTGAACCGCGATGTATTCAAAAGCACGTTCGCTATGTACCTGGAGGGCCTTCCGCGCCGCTGGAAGGTTCCGATTCTGGCTCATAACCGGACATTCATATCCTTTGCCAATAGATCACGGATGGTCTACCAGGTTGCCGGTAGCAGGAAGGGAGGGCAGCTTGGACGGGGCAAGGCGATCACGTATCTGCATGGCACTGAGGTTAGCTCCTGGGGCGATGAAGAAGGACTGGCCTCCCTCATAGAATCCCTCGCCCAAAAGAATCCACAGAGATTGTACGTGTGGGAATCCACCGCCCGTGGCCCCAACATGTTCCAATCCATGTGGGAAATCGCCCAAAAATCAAGAACCCAGAAGGCAATCTTCGTGGGTTGGTGGAGAAACGAGTTCTACCGGGCAAGAAAAGGCGGCAAGGTCTACGAAACCTACTGGGACGGCAGACTCACCGCCGAAGAAAAACAGTGGGTCAAGGCCGTCAAGCAAATGTACGGCGTGGATATAGACGACACACAAATCGCTTGGTGGCGCTGGACAGTCAATGAGAGAATTGGCGACGAAACCCTGGCCTACCAGGAACACCCACCCACCGAGGAATACGCATTCGTCCTGACTGGATCACAGTTCTTCTCGATTACGAGGATCAACGATGCGTACAAGATTGCCCGGCGTGTTCCGTTCCAATGCTACAAATTCGGCTTTGGAACGCATTTCAAAGATACCGTTCTTGTTAAAACGAATCCAGCAAATGCAACCCTCCGAATCTGGGAAGCCCCTGTCCCAGGAGGAGTCTATGTTCTGGGGGCAGATCCAGCCTACGGATCTTCCGACTGGGCCGACAAATTCTGCGTCCAGGTCTACCGATGCTATTCCGACAAACTCATCCAAGTAGCCGAATTTGCCGACGCAACCTGCAACGTCTACCAGTTCGCTTGGATCATCTGCTACCTCGCCGGAGCCTATAGGAATGCCTCCCTCAACCTCGAAACCAACGGCCCCGGTCATGCAGTTCTTGCTGAGTTGCGCAACATGCGGCTCACGGTTGGGACGATTGAGGGGGGTGGAAATCACGCCATTGCAGACGTTGCCTCCAACATCAAACACTATCTGTGGCGACGACCAGATTCCTACGGAACCACAAACTCCCTCCACTGGCTGACTACCAATAACTCCAAACACCGGATGTTCAACGCATTCAAGGACGGCTTCGAGCGCGATATCGTCATCGTCCACTCCCTTGATTGCCTCCAAGAAATGAAAACCATCGTCAACGACGAAGGCTCCATCGAAGCACCTGGCCGACTCAAAGACGACCGCTGCGTTGCATCATGCCTGGCAACCGTCATGTGGGTAGATGTAATCCGCGCAAAACTCGCACGGGCAGGTGCCACCTACGGCAGATCACAGTCGTTGGAAAAGGTAAACGAAAACGCTACCGCCAGCGTCGAACAACGCGCCGTCACCAACTACCTGCGCAAGATCGGCATAGCAGCATGAGCAGGAGAATGGCCCCCAACTGGGCAGATCGCTTCGACTACGCGATCCCCAAGCAAGAACTGCGCGCCAAGATCAAGGCCCTGCACGACGACCTCTCAACACCCTGGACCTACGTGCGCATGTCCCGGGAATGCCGCCAGGGCAAGATCGGACCCAAAACCATCGAATATCTGGTCAACCACAACAAGCTCACCGACCAGTACCAACTGATCCTATCGGCATTCATACAAGACATTGAATCTGGCAGGCTTCGGGTCTACTATAAAAACCCTGACGCCCGCCGTTGGGTTATGAAATCCGGCACCAAGGCCACCGTACCCCTGACAGGGGCACAACGCCTGGAACGCCAGAAAATGAACAAGGTGATCGTGGAATACTACCCAACCGCCGAAGGTGCCCCTCCACCCCAACGAAGGATGCAGGTCAACATCGGCTCCTTCGGTGCCCGCATCGCCCCCGTAGCCAAGAAACAAGTTGACCTTGGCATGCCCGACTTTGCCTCCGTATTCAAGGTGCGCTAATGGGACAGCCAATCTCCCTCAACAGCCAGATACCAGGACAAACCCTGGCGGCTCCCAACAGCGTACCGGGCACGACTGTCGTCGGCCCAACAGGTACAAGATACACAGCCAACGCCAGCGGACAAGCCACCATCCTGCCGCAAGATGTGCAGGCAGTAATGGGATACGGCTGGACTCCGGTCTACACATCCGTCACCCTGGCATCCCCAGGTTGGAAGCCCGGTGTCTCATTCACCGCCCCATCGGGCACTACCTACACCGCAGGACCCACTGGCACGGCCATCATATCGGCACCGGATGTAGCCTATGCACTGCAAAACGGCTGGTCTGCAAATATACAAAACCCATTCGTTACCGGGGAAACAATCGGCTCAAAACTACGCAGAGCACTAGCTAGAGCCAATGCGCAAAACCCGTGGAATACCCCACCACTGGTTGCCGAACCAACATGGGCAACCAACACCGCTTACGTAAATTCCGCACAAGTTGTGCAAAACGGCTACGTGTATGTTGCCGTAAACAACCCCGGAGGAACTTCCTCTGCCGCAGGGGTAGGACCACAACCAACCCAGGGCTTAAGCACGATTGCACAGATCGACGGAACTGGTGGAACCGTATATTGGACTTATCAAAGATCCGCAGAAACAACAAGTTCAGATCCTTCCGCACCAACAGTGGCAAGATCGGCCTCCGCATCGGTGAGCGCAACCAACCATGTTGTTTCCCCATTGGGAGGAACCGCTGTTGGCGGGGTCCCTGCAACATCCTTGGCAACAGCCCCCTACTCGTTTTCGGTGGGACATATCTTCTACGGTGGAGGATATTCGTACTTCGGCGCAAATTCCGTGTCCACAATGAACATGCTCAATTCTTCATTGGGATACTCCAACACGGGAACCGTTGTCGCATCGAGCCTGCAAAACGGCATTGCCGCATGGAACCCGCAAACAGCAGGATCTAATTTTGGCGTTGCCAATAGCGCAAACCTTATTTTCTGGACGGACGCTTCCACCATAACCGTGCAGATGAACCCCGGAGGGGTCAGCGTATCTCCAACGCAACTGCTGGTCGGGGACGAAAGCGGGGAAAGGTTCTATCAGAGAAATACGCTGCCGCAGTTGGCAACCACTGGAGCGTACTACAACATTTCGTTCACCACGAAAAAGCCTAGGAAGATAAAGTTGCGCTGCCAGCATAACCTGGCTCTGACAGGAATCTATACGGCAGCTACCGATACGGTGTGGGCACCGCAACGATCCGATATGGTGACAGCCGTTTTCCACGGATCATCCATATTCGCCGGTGCCGGTGCATACAGCAGCACAAGCGCCGGTAGCGCGGTTGACGTAATGTGCGACTTGCTAGGGTGGGAGAATCCGGTTAATTCTTCCGTAAGTGGAACTGGTTTTTATGTTGCATCGGCATCGGGACAATCCATCCTGAATCGAATCACGGATTTCACATGGATGCAGCCCGATGTAATCATGATGCAGGTAGGGTATAACGACATAGGAAACTCTACGGCGGCAACGATTCAATCCGCGTTGTCCCAATTCGTTTCCACGGTGCGGGCGCAACCCGGATGCGCTACCACCGTGATAATCATTTCCTCTTGCTACGTTGCAAATCAGGCGATAACTCTTGCCCAATCGCAGCAGATGGAGGGTTGGATTCAACAGGGGATCGCTGCTGTCGGAGATAGCCTGACGTACTTCATTCCAATGAGCACAGATCCGAGTCCCTATGTTTTCGGAACTGGATATGCGCTTGCAGGACACCAGATCGGTGATGGCAATGCCGATTACGTTTTAGGTAGCGTTGGCTTGCACCCGACTCCGTATGGCTCAGTGTATCTTGGCTATCGTTGGGCCAGGAGCATCTCCCAGATAATCAGTCAAATCCAATGATGGAAAAATGATATGGCTATCATCAAGGAGTTCTCCTGTGAAACGCACGGTGTTTTTGAGTCCCGCTTTGCTGTCTGTCCTCATGGCTGCGTGGACGTTGAGCGTATTCACACTCGCGCTCCTGGCACCGTTTCTCGCCGCACTCGTAATATTGATGCTACCTTGGGTGGCATTGCTAGTGACTACAAACTTTCGGATCTGTCCAACAAGAACGGATCGCTCGCCGCCAGCGTAGACAAGTACCAGCCACAGGCTCCGGCAGTACCAATGGATCTGCAAGGAGCTATTGCCAGTCGCATGCAAGCCCTCGGCTCAAGATTCGGCGGCAACTTCACCCCAGGACCCAACGGCTCCTTCTGGCGCGACAACAGCGCCGCACAGAACCAGCCCAAGGCCAAGGTCAAGGGCCACATGGACACAATCTCCGGTGTTCCTAATAACATCCAGGTCGCCAGCGTCGTGCAAAGCGCATGCGATGCAAATGGAAAGGTGATTCGATGAGTAAATCAGTTGTCTCACCCGTGCAGGATGAATACAGTTCCGCAAAACGCGGAAGCTATACATCCGGTGGATCAAAGATCGGCCAGGACAAGTCTGCCGTTAAGGCTCCCAAGCGATCCATGAGTACGATGCCGGTTGTCGATGAGGTCAGCATCAAGAAGGCAAAGATCATCGACAAGTGGAAGGGCCAGGGCAAGTGGCCCACGAAGGAATACTACTGATGAAGATTCCACAGGAAGAATCAGAGCGCATCAACTTCTACAACAAGTTGATCGAGAACTGCTTTGAGTCCCGCGAGGAGCGCAAGGGCTTCTACGCCACCATGCGCATGATGTACCTGTTCGGTTCCGAAATCGGCATCCTCAAGGACGGGCAGATCAACAAGATATTCCCCGCCATCGACTTGCTCTCCTCCTTCCTGTACGCCCAGGAAACCACCAGGTTTGCTATCTCCTGGGGCAAGTCCACAGACAAGATCATGAACAAGTATTCGGCGGCTGTTAATGACGCCGTCAACGATGAATGGCTCAACTCCAACGCCGACTTCATCGCCAACGAGGCAACCAAATGGGGCCTCGTATACAACTCCATGATCGTGAAAATGGTGGTCCGTGCCCCCGAAGTGCATGCCCACTTGATTGCACCGCAGAATTTTGGGGTTTTGAGGGAGGATTTGCCCTCCCTGGACCGGCAAGAAGCCGTCTGCGTGCGCTACATCATCACCAAAACCGAGCTAGAAACCCAGTTGGAAGGCCATCCAAAGGGTGCCGATATCATGGCTCGGGTGTCTGCCAGCACGGCAAACGACACCAACGAGACTAAATCGCCGGTAGAACGGCTGCTAATCACCGCTGGACCGGGCACCGGAAGCCCGAATATCACCGGGGAAGTGGACAATCCAACCCTCTACACCTTTGGTTATGAACCAAAAATCGGGGTGGATGTGGTCGAAATGTACGAATTGTACGTTTGGAACGATGCCATCAAGGATTATCAGATCGTTACGGTGGCTTCCCCCGGTGTTGTGATCTTTGATCGGCCTGCGGAGAACGCTGGCTGGATCAAACATGAGCTTCCCTTCATAAAATTCACGCCCAACCCCCTGCCCGATTACTTCTGGGGCCGTTCCGAGGTCGAATCCCTCATGGGATTGCAAAAACGGCGGGAATGGCTCGCTGGAATGCTGCAAAAACTGCTTGCATTGAATGCAACGCCCCCCAAAGCAGTCACGGGGGATGGCTGGACCGGGATTCAGGATGAAAAGTTCCTGGCCCTGGACGAACCCAACAGTTTCATCGCCAACGACAACCCAACAGCAACAGTCAAGGAATTCCGCCCGGAAATCCCCGGTGATCTATGGAAGGAGTTCTCCTATAACGATGAACAATTCATGGAGGAAATGGGAATTTCCAACGTGATGATGGGTAAAGGAGAACACGGTGTTCGATCCCAGTCGCAGACCAAATCCCTCGCAACCTTGGGAAGTAGCCGCGCTAAAAAGCGTGCGCTGGTTATCGAAGATTCACTGGAAAAAATGGCAACCATGTACGCAAAGTGCATGCGCCGTTTCGATCCTAAGAAATATCGGGATGACGATGGACGCGAGTTTGTGTTCGAGCAACTCGAAGATGATTTTGTCATTAAAGTGGATGCCCACTCCAACAGCCCCCTATTCATGGAGGATCAGCGGAGTATGGCAAACGAGTTGTTGCAGACCAAATCAATTACTCGCAAACGATTCTTGCAGTTGATGAATCCGCCCATGCTGCAAACCCTGCTGGACGATCTGGAACAGAAGATCGAACCGGGGGAGCAGAAGGCACAGGAGCAAAAACGTCAGGACGAAATCGCAATCGAGGCTGCCAAGCACCCCGAGGGCGCACGCATACTTCAAGCCGTAGCGGCAAAGGGGAAATGACATGCCAGGGCAAACAGGGCAAGGTTTTAACTACCAAAACATCACCAGCAATACGACGACGACAATCTTCTCTGGTATCGGCCCGAACTACGTCGGTACGCCGATGGGGATACTGCACACCATCGTTGTCAACGGTGCCGGTGCCACGGGTGGAACCATCACGATCTATGACAGCGCAACGGGATCTGGTGAGACTGTTGCCACGATCAACGTTCCCAACGCGGCCAGCAGTTTCACGGCGATCTACGATATACAGTTGAACTTCGGGTTGACCATTGTCACGGCGACCATGACCGCCCCGGATATCACTGTCACCTGGATTTGATTCCACTTGACATAGATAGGGAATTGCGACAGCGTAGTAATTGGGTATGGCTGCTCCCGAACCAAAAGTGGCCCCACGAAGTTTGGAGCTAAACATGTTTCAGCCTCTGGAAGCAAAGCGTGGCCGTAAGGGCCGCAAGCATCGTCGTTAATCAACCCACGGGTTGATTATGACCGTGGGGGGCGGGAAGCCCCTCACGTAACATCTTGGAGAAGTAAAGATGCCCATTCTTCACAACTGGGGCATGCCCCGGCTAGGTAGTCGGACAGGTCAGAACGTATCCAATGACCTGATGGGGGTGCGCTCCCGTTTGGTTCAGCCAGCCGCCTATGGTGTGTCGCTGAACACGACCAACACGGATTACGTATACAACTTCACGCCGGTTCCGGGCGGTTATACCGGGACCGTGTACTTCATCGTTCGTGGTTTCACGATCACCAACGCATCGGCTTCCCTGGCTACCAGCCCGACAATCTCCCTGTTCACGGGCGCGGGCGGTACGGGTAGCAACCTGATTACCGCTGCCAGCCCGTCGAGCTTGACGGCCAGCAACCTGTTCTTGGATTTCACCCTTTCGGCCACGGCCACCAGCACGGTGTTAAGCACGCCGACACTGTACATTCGCACAGGTGCTTCCAACGCTGTTGCGGCCACGGCTGATTTCTACCTGTACATCGAGGTACTTCCGTAATGGCAGATGTACAAGGCCCCGGTCCTGGGGGCGTAGGCACGCTACCGCCGCAGGCTCCCACGGAGCAGGCTGGCGGGGTGCAGGCCCCCGGAGCTACCGCCCCGATGGGTGGGCCGATGGCTACTCCGCAGCCCAAGATGGGCGAGCAGATGAAGGCCAAGGCGTCCATCGAAATGGCTATCAAGGTGCTCGGCATGAGTCAAGCCGCCTTTGAGCCGATGGGCGAGGAGGCCAAGGCAGTACGCAAGGCGCTGGATATACTTGCCAAGGCATTTGGCGGCACAGCGCACGATGCGAAGGATCTGGTTCCCACTGAAATTGCCCAACTGATGCAGGGCATGAAGCCGCCACAGGGCGCACCACCGGCAGGTGGGCAACCGGGCGCACCACCCCCAGGAGCATGAAATGGCACGTACTTCGACCACAGGCGTTTCCTACTTCGCCAATCCCAAGGGTGGGCTGGCGATTCGTGGGCCGCTGGACAACAACCGCTTGAATGGGCGCATTTCCAATCCGCCCCGGTTTGGCAAATTGGGCGGTCTGGATATCCCGGCTGACAAGGGATTCAAGGAAAACATGTTCCGCATTGCTTCCCCTGGCATGACGGGCGACAACCCCATCAAGTCGGGCAAGATTGGTGACAACACCAAGCGCACCAAGCGGAACAAGACCAGTGATGTTGACACGAATTGGAGCTAGTCATGGCATCGCTTGAGAACCTTTCTGACGAACAGATCAGAAACCTGGCATCGGTTGCCAAGGATCTTTCTGATGACCCCAAGCTGCGACGCCAGTTTCAGCGGCTTATCAAGGAAAAGAAGCCCGAAACCATCTTCCCCGAGTTGGAAGTTGAGGATCGGGTGGCGGAAGTGTCGTCCAAGGTGGCTTCCGAAACCGAAGCCCTCAGAGCCGAAATCACCAACCAGAATCTTGCACTGCAACGCCGGGAGTTGAAGGTGTCGTTGCAGGAGAAGTATCCTGGGATCAGCTTCGAGGATATCGAAAAGACGATGGTGGATCACGCCATCGGCAAGCATGAGTCTGCTGCGCAATTCCTGTCCAACCAGCGCATGTTATCCGAGCCGTCCCCCGAAGTTCCGGGTCGCGGTGGTCCGATGATGATGCCCCAGGAAGCCAAGCAGTTCTTCAAGAGTCCCACCCGCACGGCCAACCGTCTTGCCCATGAAGTCATCACCGACCTCATGAACAAGCGTGCTCGCAACCGGGTGTCGGCATGACCTTGCTGGAATCACTGAACGCAGAGAAGGCCAAGATTGAGGCCGACTATGCCGCAGCAAAGACGGCCATTGATGCAAAGATTGCTGCCACGGAAACGATTTGGCAGCATGACGTTGAGTTGGTCAAAACCTGGTTCACAAACTTGAAGTCCCATCTGGGACTGTAGTCTAAGGAGAGGCAATCATGCCGGTGTTTGGTCAGGGCATAGTCCCCGCAGGTAGTTACGGTGGTGCGAACCTTGGGGGTGAACTCAATGCCGTCACCCGCCGCGCATTCGTGCCGAAGATGATTGTGCAGTTGTACAACAGCACGCCGTTCGCGGCCTCGCTGCTGTCAACAGCCCAATCGGCAACAGGTGGTGTGTCCTCAATCTCGATTCCGGTTCAGGGCAACCCATACGTCAACACGCAGTATTCGGACTACACGGGTACTTTCAGCCAGCCTGCGGATTTGCAGGGTGCGTTCCTGGCCGAGTTCAATCTGAAAGTGCTGATTACTCCCATCCCGTTCCTGGGCATGGAAGGTCTGGTGCAGTTGGATCATGCGGTGATCCCGCTGATCGAGGCGCGCATGAACGATGCGACCAACTCGATGATCCTGACGATCACCAACAGTCTGTATGGCAACAGTTCCAACATGAACCAGATCATCGGCCTGCCCGGTGCGGTTGATGATGGCACGCAGATGGCGACCTACGGTAACATCAACCGTGCGACGTCGAACACGTGGTTCCAGTCCAAGGTCTATTACAACACCGGCGCTGCGGTCAACCCGACCCGCCAGAACGTGTTGCAGTGGATTGCCGGTACGGTCAAGAACTGCGGCGAAGTCCCGACCTATGGCCTGTGCGGCCCCGGAACGTGGACTCTGCTGGCACAGGACTTCGTGGGCCAGGAAACGTATGTTGTCACCCCGGATTCGGCCTTCTCGGATGATGGCAATGAGGGTGACGGCATCAAGGCGGCGTTCCGCGCCCTGATGGTTGGTGGTGTCCCGGTGTACATGGACCCGTACTGCCCGGAAGGTACGCTGTGGCTGCCGAACACGAACTACATGAATTTGTATGTCCACGAACAGGCGAGCTTTGCATTCACGGGATTCGAAAGCCTGCTCCCGAACTGGCAGCTTGGCTTTGTCGGCGCAGTAGTAACTGCGGCGGAGTTGGTAAACGGGAAACCCAAAGCCAGCACGCAGGTCAAGAACCTGAACTACATCACGCTGTAAGGAACTGACATGGGACTTAACCAAATCGGCGGCGTAGCACGTAGCGGCTCGCTTGCATGGCAAAACGGCCAGCAGGTCGGTATCCCTGCCAGTGCTGCGTGGACGATCCCCTCGGGTAACACGTACATCACCCTTGGACCGTACACGGCACTGCAATACTATGACTCGCTGGCAAACATCTGGCGCACGTACCAGACCGGGCCGACTTCCGACCCCGTTCTGGTGTCCTCGGACGGCGCAAACTATCGAGTGAAGAACGTGGTCGGTTCCTGCGTGGCGGGTGTCGTCACGGGCGCTGGATCGGGCATGAACAACGGGGTGTACTCGACCGCCCTGGGTTCCGGCCTTGCGGCGGCTGCGGGTAACTCCCTGACCTTCGCGGAAACCGTTGGTACTCCTACTCGCCGTGCCACGTACAACTTGGTGGTGGGTGGTGCAATCAGCACGACTGTTACCATCACCACGGCTGGTGCCAACTACGTTGCGTTCCCGACGCTGATTGCTTCCGATCCTCCCTCGGGTGGTGTGCGTGCGACGGCTGTTGTTACAGCCCTGACTGCTGGTGGTGGCCTCTCCACCGTGACTGTTACCAACCAGGGTGCGGGCTATCTGACCGCCCCGACCTGGACGGTGGTTCCGCAGACGGGTGACACCACGGGTGCCGGTGCTGTGCTGACCTCGACCCTGACGGGTTCGGGCACGCTGACCGCGATGTACGCAACCGATCCGGGCGCTGGCTACATTGCTGTGCCCACCTTCACCTTCACGGGTGGCGGTACTCCGGCTGCTACGGCTGTCATGTGCATTACGCCCACGGCCATTGCTGCGGCAACCATCACGGGTGGCACGGTCGGGGTGTATCCAACGGTCATCAGCGCGGGCTATGTGGCTGCGACCCCGATCTACACCAACACATCGGTCAGCACGGGTCTGTACACGCCGCAATCGGGTTTGATCCTTGCCAACGTGACCAGTGCCACGGCAATGACTTACGGCAACGGGGTGACGGCTTCCAACACCTTCCCGATCTACGGTGGTCTGCATCAGGCTTTGCCCACGGTAGCTCCGGCTTGGGGTACGCTAGCAACGTACACCGCTGGTGCGATCACGATGGGCTTGCCCAATGACGTTATCTGGGTTGTACCTGCGTAATGCAGATCACGGTCTATAACGGCAGCGGGGCAGATCACGCCGACAGATTCGACGGGAAGGATTATTTCTTCCCTGCTGGGGCTGCCGTGACCATCCCTGCCGAGGCCGCACAATTCCTCCTGGGTATGGGGCAGAAGGATAAGGACCACCTTCGCCTCATCACCCGGTTGGGTTGGGCACCCACGGGTTCCCAGATTCCGAAAGCCCTGGAACGCCTCAACGCATTCTTGTTCGAGGAGTGCGTTGAGGAGGATGTTGAACCTGTGGAGATTGCCTCCCAGATCGAGCGTCCGGTGACTGTTCCCACAACGGATGCCCTGGTTGGTTCCATCAAGGGCAGAACGCGGTCTATCCTGCAAAAAGCGTCGTGATGAATGACCACTCTCGCAAACTATCTGACGAGTTGCCAGAGGCTTCTGCATGACGCAACAAATCAGTTCTATTCCCAATCGGAACTGACGGATTACATCAACGAGGCGCGGCTGCGCGTCGTCCGTGATACCGGCTGCCTGCGGCAGCTAATCACCACAACAGCATTTGTCCAGGGTCAGGAGGCGTATCCCTACGCTTCTAGCATCACCAATGGGTCAAACTGCATTGATATCCTCAACATCAATGTGATCTGGGGCAACAGCAAGATCGCCCTGGACTACCTACCGTGGAGCCGGTTCAACTATCAGGTGCGTTGGTGGACGCTGTTGCAGGGTCGGCCCATCGTGTTCTCCGTGTATGGGCAAAACACCTTCTACGTTGGCCCGCCACCGGATCAAGCGTATGCGACCGAAATTGATGCGATATTCGCTCCGACAGCGCTTGTTAATCCGGGCGATGTTGAGACAATTCCTATCCCATTCCAGTCCCCCGTGCCCTACTACGCCTGTTACCAGGCCAAGCAGCGTATGCAGGAGTGGGATGAAGCCCGCTGGTTCCAGAACATGTACAAGAGTCAGGTCAACTCGGCCAACAACTCCTCGTATACGCGGAGATTGAGCCGTGCCTTATAGCTCATCTGGCAAGCCCCAGATCAAGCAGCACCACTTCAAGGAATGGGGAAGTATTGATACTTCCTCAAACCGGCAGGCGATCAAGCCCACTGATTTTGCTTGGCTGGAAAACTTCATGCAGATTGGCAATGCCAACCTGCAATCCCTGGACGGGATTTCCGTAAGCCTTGGGGCCACGACCGGGGGTGATACGGTCTACGCGATGTTCGATGCCAACATCGCGGGCAACGACACGCAGATGTGTTTTTGCACCAACGGCAACGTGTACACCTTCAACATGGTCAATGCCACCACGGGCACGATGACCAAGATTGCCACGGGCATTGCTGACCACGCTGCGGAGGCGTGCGCCCAGTGGCAGAACACCACAGCCCTGTTCATAGGGCCTACCGGGGGGTACAAGGCATGGAACGGAGCCTACATACTCGACCTGAACACATCATTCACGATAACAGGAAGCGTTTTCGCGAATGTACTGACGGTAACGGCCTCACCTTCTGGATTCGTGTTGCAGCCGGGGATGACGATTACCACAAGCACACCCGCCTCTGCACCCATCCTTTCCTATGGGACAGGTACGGGCGGGAACGGCGCTGCCAATAGTGCGAATGGGACGTATAACGTCACGATCGCCAACGTAGCCTCGGGGTCGATAACAGTCACCCAATCCGCGCCAACAGCCGGAACCTGCATTGCCACCTATGCTGGCCGGGTGTGGATTGCCAATGGCCGCACGATCTACTGGTCGGCACCGGGATCGTTCTCCGATTTCACAGTCGGGGATGCGGGAGGCGCGCTAATCTCAAATGATTCTGCCCTGATGGGTAGCATCACTGCCATGATTGCCACGAACAACTACCTGTTCTGGGCAGGCTATGACTCCATCAATGTTATTTCGGATGTTCGTATTGGCAGCACTACTAGCATTGTCGGTGGTACTACTAGCACGGCTACAGTCACACTCTTTACGAACACCAACATCAGCACCAATATCGGCATCCCCTCTAATTCATGCGTAGCGGGTTACCTTGGCACGATTGTATTCATGACCAATCGCGGCCCCTACATCCTCTCGGGGGCCATGCCGCAAAAACTGGGGAACAATCTCGATGGAATCGTCCCGTATATCGACTGGACTAAGCCGGTTTGCTGTGGCGTGGGACAGGTCAACTTCCTTTCCGCCAAACCAGGGCCTTCCGCCAACATCATATTTTGGGGATTTAACTACAAGGACCCTCTACTGGGCGGTGGTTCGAGATACCTGTTCTCTTGCTTCTTTGACGGCAAGTGGTTCCTTGGGAGCGCAGGCCATCCCAATAATAAACCCGCAGGTACGAACGTATCCCTGACCTATGCAGTGCAGGGCTACTCCGCTGGCGTGGCCCCCTATGCGGGCATCCCCTGCATGTTTGGCACGGATGGAACCAACGTCTACCAGCTATTTGTCAACGACTACAACCCGGCATGGGGTCAGATCCAGACCGCGCTGTGGCACCACGGCGACCCCATCACCGACAAGCAGGTGATGCGCTTTGGCTTGGAGGCGAGCTACCCGCAGAGCAATGCGACCTTCTGGGTGACCAACGACTCGGAAAATGGAAGCTCCACGCCAACCTGGGCAATGTCCAGCATCAACATTGATATCTGGACCGATGCCGGTGCTGGTGGGGCTACCTATGGAGGGCCGGTGTCCACTTGGTACACGGCCAGCAGTACGGTGTCGATCTGGTATGGGCCTAACTTCAAGGCCATCTACATCGACCCGATGAACTCGTTTGGCAACACCAATCCGCAGATGGGCAAATACTACGGATTCACCATCAATAATGGCAGGCCCAATTCCGGCACTGGTGGTTCCAATGCACCCACCAACGATATAACGGTCAATGGGATCTTGAGCGCATACATGGAACGGGCGAGGTGGTAGCGTGGCTAAACCAGTAACGGGTCTGAACCAGTTCGAGAACAACGCCACGAACTCGCTGGTTTTGCTAGACCAGAATTTCACCACGCTGGCGCAGGCCATCAACGATCCTGCCAGCTACAGCAACTACGGCATTGACACGGGTGCGGTCAATGCAATGATTATCACCATCCCCAACCTGAACATGTCTGCCTACACGGAAGGGCAGGTGTTCTCGGTGCGGGTGGCAAACACCAATACGGGCGTGGCAACGCTCAACGTCAATGCCATCGGCGCAAAGAGCATCTATCACCAGGATGGCACATCGCTGGTATCGGGCGACCTGGTACTGAACAACGTCTACATGTTCCAGTACAACAGCCTGCTCAATAGTGGGGCTGGTGGCTTCAACATGATCGGCCTGGCCCCAACAGCCGCAGGCACAGCGCCTAGCGTAGCGATCACTGCAACGTCCACCAATGCGACGTTCTACCCGGTAATCGTAGCCTCGGCCAGCGGCAACCTTGCGGAGTACACCGCTGGTGGGCTGACGTACAACCCCAGTACGGGCGTGTTGGCGGCTACGGGTGGGTTCAACGGCACGGCTACTGGGCTATCGGGGGCAAGCCCCGCCTTGGGAACGAACTGGAACATTGACACAAATGGTCAGTTGTCCAACACGACCAACACGTTGATGAGCGTTTGTGTGCGCAATTCCGCTTCCATTGGAAGCGGGACAGCGGTTACGTTCGACACCATCGCTGCGCAGAACGGTTCCAATTTCTCCCTATCCGGTGGCAACATCGTGTTCGCCAATACGGGGATATATGAAATCAACCTGATGCTGACCATTCGCACCACTGCGGTCGGCTCATACAACGTCTACTTTGGCGGGACGATAGGATCAATCATCGGTCCGACCAGCACATATCCATTCTTTACATACACGGGAGCGACATTTTCTGCTCCGCTGTGCGCCGTATTGCGAGTTACCAGTGCCAGCCAATACCTGACCATTACCAGCAGCGGTACGTTCAACGGATCGACCTACCTTATTGATGCTGGCTCTGCGATGGCTACCGTGCGGAGAATTGGATGACCCGTCCGGTCACAGGGCTGATTATTTTCGAGAACAATTCCAGCAATTCGCTGGTCAATCTCGATTACAACTTCTCCCTGCTCGCCAATGCGATCAATGATCCGGGTTCCTCCTCCAACTATGGGGTGGACTCGGGGACCACGAACACAGTCATCGTCACCATATCCGGCCTTGGTCTGTCCTCCTATTCGGATGGGCAGACCTATGCGGTCAAGATCGCCAACAACAACACCGCTGCCGCGACGCTCAACATCAACGCCCTGGGAACCAAGAACATCTATGACATGCAGGGCAATGCGGTCGCTGCGGGGATGCTGGTAGCGGGGCAGATTTGCAACTTCATCTACAACTCCACCCTCAATGCTGGCTCTGGTGGGTTCAACCTGTACACGCCCAACTACTACGGGTTCGTTGGTGGGCAGGTATTGCTCGGGACGGAGACTGTTCCCTATGCGCTGCCCTTTAACACCAATCTGGTGATCGACGCCTACCAGAGCAACGTGTTCGAGGTCGGGGTGCTGACGGCAAACTTCACACTCTCCCTTATCAACAGTGCCCCCGTAGGCGGTCTAGCTATCAGCAATGGGCAGACCATATTGGTGTGGCTGGTGCAGGATGCGACGGGTGGGCGGGTGGCAACGTGGACTGGGATCAAGTGGCCCGGTGGCAGTGCGCAGACGCTATCCACATCAGCGAACGCTATTGACCTGTTGACCCTGACGTATCGGAACAGCACGGGGTTCTGGTACGGCAATGTAATGAAGAACTTTTCATGACCTGGCTCGCACGCACCATGCAGGATGCTCCGCAGCCTCCGGTTGTGCCATCGTTCATTACCACGGGCGTCGTTGGCGGCGGAACCATTACGTATTCAGGTGGATTTCTCCCAACGGCAGGAACCTACACGAACTACGCGGGGACTTTCGTATCCACCCCTGGTGGAATTGGGTCATGCCTTGGGTACATGGCGCATGTGGTGTTGATAAATTATGTGGACAATCTTGGGTACAACACCAATGGGAACGGAATAACTATCAGCGGTGCTCCCCAGATAGTAGATTCCACAAATGGCGTTGTCTATCACGGGCCGTATGGTGCTGATGCTGGCGCAACCATCGTCTACTACACTCCACCGCCTCCAACGCCACCGTATATTCAGGAAACCACTGGTGTTTGGATTTATATAGGTTTTGCTCCTGTAGCCACATTCAATACCAGCAGAACGCTAACAATAACGTGGCCCTCGATTGTCACAGTCGGGGCATCCTATTCGGCTACTAGCGCGTTGTCTGACCTGTACCTTGGGAGCACCAGCAGAACATTGAGTTCTGGGATGCACGTTGGATCTTCTGCTGGTGGAACATTCTCGGTTGCCTCTGGTGGCACGTATGGACCTACCATTTCCCCAACTGCTGCTGGCGACATAGTTGTTGGGGGTACGGCAGATGGGCAGACGGCATACTCCGGCTCTGCGCCAACAGCCAATTGGACGCCAGCGCCAGCAGGGTTGGCATACAACAAGAATATTGGCAGCTACATTGCGCAGTTCATGGTGGATTACTGCCCTACCATTTCCCCGTTTAACTATAGCCAGATCAGGACGGGTAACTATTCTGGGCAGAATTTGAGTTCCAACGGTGCATACGGCATCGCCACGATAACGGGGTTCTGATGGCTGTTCCCGGTCTAACCCTGTTTGCAACTGGAACACCGCTACAGCCGATCCAGAACTTGAGCAAGCTGCTGGTCCTGCTCGACCAGAACTTTGCCCTGCTCAACACCTACTTTGCCAACCCATCGTGGTTCGTGACCTACTTTCAGGACACGGGGTTCACCAACAACATCATAGGGACTGTTCCCAACTGGTCGGCTCCTGCTGACGGGTTCATTATTCACGTGAAGGTGCTGACGACCAACACGGGCAACGTCACCATCAACATCAATGGCCTGGGGGCGCATAACGTCTATGCCCGTGGGGGCCTGCCCGCCTATCCGGGGCTGGTGGCCGGTGGGCAGATCGTGAGTTTCGAGTGGCTATCGAGCCTCAATGGGGGCTTGGGTGGCTGGCAGCTATACAACAACAACACCTTCCAGGCGCACGGTGGAGGCGTTGTTAGGGGCAGTGCAGAGCCGGAGTTGGCTGTCACCTTCAATGCCACGCAGACCTTCGACGTATCCAAGAGCAATGTGCAGGCCGTGACGATGACCGGCAACATTACCTCGATGACGTTTTCCAACCCGCAGCCAGGGCAGACGGTCAACATCTGGTTCCAGCAGGACAGCACGGGTGGCAGGACGGTGGTGTGGCCCACCAATATCAAGTGGGCTGGTGGCACTGCGGGGGCGGTCACATCGACCGCAAACCAGTGCGACCTGCTGATAGCGACCTACCGCAGCGATACGAACTGGTATGCGTATCTCGTCAACAACATGTCCACGCAGTACAACACGGCGTTGTTGTACCACTTTGACGAAACCAGTGGATACGTTACCTACGATGCGGTGACGGGTAAATACTCCAGCTTAAACACATCGAACATTCCTCCGATCAACTTTTACATCAGTACGGTGCAGAAGAAGTTTGGGGCTTCTTCCGCTAGATTCGATGGGACTGTATCGGCGGATGTTTGCTCCCTGAACAATCCCACTGCATCGGCAACAGCCATAACTAATGCCATGACCGGGGCCACATGGACGGTAGAGGGGTTCTTCTGGATTATTTCATACGGCGCATCCAATGGCGCGATGTGGTCGTATAACGGGAACTCGTTTAACTTCTACTGTACCTTGTACTTCAATACATCGGGGCAGTTGTATTGGGGAAATGGAAGCGGTTTTCCAACGATGATAGGCCCTACAACGGCTGTTTCCACTGGCGCATGGCATCACATTGCCGTTACTAAAAGTGGGACTACATTCACGATATGGGTAGATGGCGCGTCTGCCGGAACCATTACTTCCGCAACCACCATCCAACCATCGTCCGACATGAGTATTGGTTCGATATCATTTAATTCTGGATACACGCCAACCATGTACGTAGACGAGTTCCGAGTAAGCAATATCGCAAGGTACTCGGCTCCATTCACCCCACCGTCTGCTCCATTTTCACTGGATTGACATGGCAAACAATCCAGCAAAAATCAACTCCCTGACCACCGGGACAACCACCGATAGCTATTACAACGGTGCTACGGGGACGACATTCGGATCTGCTGTGATACCCAATACGACTCTTGGGTATGGACTCGACGTAATCTGCGTTACGTACATGTGTGCGTATAACGCTGGCTACAGCGGTCTTAGCATGAGTTCTCCCGTAATTACCGATACAACAAATAGCATTACCTACACGGTTAGTGGTGGCGGTCCTTATGCCGGCGATGGTGGGCAAAACCCAAGCAACGGAGCAGCAGGGGCTTTGTACTGCGGCGCTGCTGTTTACATCGGGTGGGCAGTTATTCCTGTTGCCAAATTGCAGGCCGCAAGGTCTATTACTTGTACCGCTGTTGGCGTGTATCCACCGTCAGGACATGCTGGATCTGGGCCAGCACATGTATGGATCAACCAGTACACCTTTGCCGGAACCGTTAGCGGGTTGAACTCTGGGATCGTATCCAATTCGTACACTCCCACTAGCTGCGCAATGAACAACACGACCACAAGGTATTCACCGTACTTCAACACAACTTTCTACAACGGGTATACCTATCGGATTGATTCATACGTCAACTCCCTGGTCGTTGGGGCGTATGTGGACACCATGAATACATGGGCGTCCTACTGCGGTGTTGTTGGGCCTAGTGGTGGCGGTCAGGCAGCGGGTGCGCCGTCCCCCTTGTGGACTCCTGCGCCAGCAGGAACGATGTTGAGTCAGACAATAGCAACCGGGCCGGGGGCGGCGAACTTCATTGCCGTAACGCCGAACTTTGATTTTCCCGTGCTGCTCGGGAATAACTGTACCAATGCCTACCCACCCACTATTGCGCAAGCAGGAATAGTTGCGCTGATGTTTTCTGGATACTAAATGACCTGCCTTCTACACCTGTGTATCTCCCTGCTTGCCGGTTTCACCAGCGAGAGCATCCCGCCCGATGGAACCTGGTGGGAGTATCCCCAACCGGCACAGTTCAATACCCGTGGGGTGAGCGCAGGGGTGGGCGTTCGAGGGGAAAACTGGTCGGTGACTGTTGAGGAATTGGGGAGGATGACTTCAACAGCCGTAGCCTGCGGGAACAACGAACCCATGTGTACCAGCGGGAAGATCCCCTTTTCCCATTTCCTCGGGTCGGAGCATCCATCGGGGGTCTGGGCCAACTGGGAGCCTCATTGGGGGCCTGTTTTCGGGCAGTTGGGGGTGGGGCTGGCTTGGCCCCGGTTCTCGATGGCAGTACCCGACTGGAATGATGGGGTAGACACTCCCAGACCCTTATTGGTTGGTAATAATCGGATGGTTTACAGCCCGCTAATCGGTTTTGGGTACTCTGTCAAGAACGTGGATTTGCTAGTAAATTGGAGGCTGCTGCGGGTGGTCAATTCCAATGTTGACTTCCAGGGGTTAGGGTGGAAGGAAACCGATCTGTCGATAAGGGTGAACTTCTGATGATGATTGCTACCACGAAACGGTCTACAGACCCGGAACAAGGGAAGGTGTTTTTAGTGAAGAACCTATCCGTTGAGGGGTTAGTTGCCATCCTTGGGGTCATAGGATCGGCTATCTACACTGTCGCCTTCCTTTCCGCCGATGTTCGAGAAAACTCCAAGGACATATCCAGCGTCAAGGAATGGGTAGCCCATCATGCTGCCAACGACGACGCCAAGAACGACAAGTTGAACGAGAAGTTGGATGCCATCAAGGAAGAACTGGACAAGCTGGTGGGTCGCGTAGACGGCCAGAGAAGGGGCTCCTGATGGACATGACCCTATCTCGGTTTGCGGTAGGCCCCAATGGGTCCTTTGGCTATATCAAGAACTGTGATGGAGCGCAGGTTTGCATGTGCGCAGAGCATGCCTACCTTCAAGACGAGGGGGATCTATGGCTACCAAAAGTACCTCCTGGGAGATACCTGTGTCAGAGGGGTATTCACGTTTTGACCGGAGGCCTGCCGTTCGAGACTTTCCAAGTGACAGCGGTTCCGGGGCACACGGGGATACTGTTTCACAAGGGGAATCTGCCGGAGATAGACTCGCAAGGCTGTATTCTTCTGGGGTCTGCACTTGGTTCCCTAGAGGGGCAATCCGCTGTACTCGGGTCGGCGGATGCGTTTGCCGTATTCATGGGCTTGCAGGCGGGGGTCAACGAGTTTTGGTTGACTGTTGAGTAATGTCTGGTGGCTCTGGATTCGCCAATGCACCCCTATCGGTCAACGTAGGGGCGGCGAGCATTAACGTCCTGCCAGCCAACCCTTTTCGCAAGGGGTTAATCATCGTCAACGTGGGCACCAACTACGTGTTCCTTGGCTGTGAGGACCCCGCAATCCCCAATGGTGGCATAGCCCTAGCCCAGAACGGGGTATGGAACATGGACCCATACTCCTTCTTCAACGGGGATGTGTTCGCAATCTCCCCCAGTGGCACGACAATAGCCATACAAGAGTTCCAGTAATGCCTGTCTACAACCCTGGAAGCGGTGGTGGGGGTGGTGTAGGCCCTCAAGGACCGATGGGGCCGCAGGGTCCTATTGGCCTTGGCTTGGACGGCGAGGATGGTGACGATGGGATGCCCATACCGGGTATTCCTGGGGCGGCAGGAGCGCCCGGAACACCTGGAACACCTGGGGCACCGGGAACAGCCGCCATGCCGATTGCCCTGGACGGGGCTGATGGCGATGACGGTATGCCCATACCCGGCCCACAAGGACCGCAGGGCTTGCAGGGGATTCCTGGGGCACCCGGAGTAGCGGCGTACCCCATAGCACTCGATGGTGCAGATGGGGACGATGGGATGCCTATTCCCGGTATCCCCGGTCCGCCTGGAAACCCCGGCCAGCAGGGTAGTCCCGGTGTTGCAGCGCAACCAATAGCATTGGATGGTGCCGATGGTGATGACGGTATGCCGATTCCTGGCCCGCCTGGTCCGCAGGGGCCTCCCGGAGTCACGACAAACATCACCACAACGGCTTTCATCTACCTCGATTCTGACCCTCCCGATGAGCCTGCTGTCGTTCCTGGTCCGCCTGGGGCTACTGGCATTGGCACTACTGGCTCTGCTGGCCCTCCTGGTCCTGCTGTTTATCTCGAAGCCCCCGAAGCAGATGAGCCGCTAGCCATACCAGGGCCACCTGGGGCGGCTGGCGCTGCCGGGTCTACTGGTGCTCAGGGTCCTATCGGTCCTGCTGTGTACCTAGAGGCTCCCGAGGCTGATGAGCCAATGATTATTCCCGGCCCCGCCGGGGCTGCGGGGGTTGGAACAACGGGGGCGCAGGGGCCTACGGGACCTGCCGTGTATCTGGAAGCACCGGACGCAGACGAACCATTCTTCATGCACCAAGGGCCTCAGGGAAGCCCTGGGGTGACAGGCTCCCAAGGGCCTATGGGACCCTCTGCTCATTTCACCATTGATACTTCGGATGGGGTGGATGTGGCATCGGAAGCCATAAGCCACATCTACGGTGGCGGCGGGTTTGACCCGGATACGGTCAATGCGGGTGGTTTGACAGCCCTGACGACCATCAACTCGACTGTTACCCCCACGACTGGGGGCATTACCCAGTTAAATCAGGTGGCGGCTGTTGGATCGGTTTGGAGGGTGCGGGCGCATGGAACTTTCGTAGCTGTGTCCTCTGCAACAGCACGCAACGCATTGTGCGCCGCATTTTGGGGGTCAACTTCCCTGACTGTTTTGACAGTAGGAGCCGTTCTCGCTTCCACTGCCCAGACGACAAACTGGGAGTTGGAAATGATCTTGACAGCTTCGAGTACAACGGCTATTTGGACTACAGGATATTGCAATAACAGGGTGGCCTCGGCAACGCTGGTGGCTACCTCTGGGATCACACCGGCCAGCACTACGGTAACAGCCGGTCCTCAGACTTTGGATCTACGGTTTTATTCGAGCGTCGCTGTGACCAGCGATTCTTGGTCGGTGCAACAAGTAACAATGGAAAGACTGAAATAGGAGCCACACATGGCAGCAAACAAGATTGTACGTTTTGGCCCGGTGGCTCTGACGACCACCTTGACCACCAACATCCTCAACCCAGGAACGACGACTGGTGGCGTGGGTATGCCTTCTACCTCGACCAACCTGTATTTTGTGATTCGTCACATCCGTATCGTCAACGTAACAGCAGCCCCGGTTACGTTCACGCTTTGTATCGGCGCTACGGGTGCAACGGCTAGCTCCTCGAACTCGCTCATGGGGTTTGGTTCCTCGGTTGCGGCCAACAGCTATGCGGAGTGGTACGGGATGATCCGCCTGGACGTTGCCGACTTCCTGGTTGGCGGTGCTGGCACTACAACGGCCCTGACCCTTATCGGAGAGGGCGAGCTTGGCGTGACCTAAGATGTTCTGGAAGAACTGGTTTACGGAGCGCGACAACGCAAGCTGGTGCGTTGTTCGCGCCCTGCTGTCTGCTGGTGGAGTTGCGATGCTGTTTCAGTTTTGCACGCACTCCCCAACGGAGGAAACCTACAAGTCGTTCGCATTTGGGTTGGCTGCTATTGGTGCTGCCATCGCCGCAAAGAACCAGTCTGAGAAGCAATGATCTACCTGACAGTGGCAAAGTATGGGCTGATGGCCCTTTTGGGGGCGGTGATCCTATATTTCGTCTATGCGAGGCCGGAGATTGACCACCTGAACAGTCGTTATGTGGACCTGGTGGCAGAAGATGCCAAGAAAACAGCGGATTTCTTGAAGCAGGCTGCGGTAAAACAGAAGGAGTTGCAAGATGCGGTCGATGAAGCCCAACGGCAAGCCCTACTGGATAGACTGGCCCGAGATAACGCTACTCGGACTCTCAATAGCGTTTCTGCAAAGCTGCACGACTACATCGCCTCCGCAACCGCAAGTCTCAGTGTCGGATTGCCCCAAGGCACCAGTGGTGATGCCAGTATCGCCTCCGCCAAAGCCCTCGGGCTACTGGCAACAAACCTTGACGACTTTGGAAAGCAATGCGCTGCCGAAGCCGACCGGCTCGGGGACGAGGTAAGACGGCTTGAGAAATGAGCATTTCCATCTTTTGCGATGCACCATACGGCAACGAGGATGCTTGGTACAGGTTTGTGCTTGCTCACTATCTTCGGCACCAAACCTATCGCTCGATGGTCAGCGCACAGGTGACAAACAGCAGTATCCAGAGCATTATCCCCAAGGACAACAGTTGGATGTTGCTCCATGCCCAGGAACACTTGGACATGGCGAATGCCCTTGGCTTACAGGCCAACCCAAATATCGGGGTAGTGGATATGACGGTTGCGGAGAATTACCAGCAGTGGATGCTCCAACACCGCGATGAGCATGCCAACTTTGACCTTGCCTTGGGGCTGACATGAGTACAGATTCGTCTACCGGGTATGACCCGCTTGCCGGGATATCAGACCCTACGTTAAGCAGTAGTTTTGGGTCTACGTCCTCCACTTTTGCCGCCCCAACCAATACGGGGGTGACTGATTTCCTTACGGGCACATCCAGCACGCCATACGACCCAACCGGAGCTACGTCGAGCAACAGCGCGGTCACTGACTATCTATCGGGCACCAGCAGCACGCCATACGGCCCTAGCAGCACAGACCCCAATGTGGGCGTTGGTGGGCAGGGTAGTGCTGGCGGCTCTCCCATATCAATCCCCAGTTCAAGCGGGTTCAATGTGGGAAGCATGATTAACCAGATTGGTAGCGGGCTAGGCGCTGTCGCTGGCCCTGCCGCCCTCCTGGGCACGGCTACCCTGGTGGGCAAGAACCTGTCCAACAACGCCCAGGACTATGCCAACCAGTACAAGTCGATAGCCGCCCCCGCAGGGGCCATTGCACAGCAGTTCCAAACTCAGGTGCAGACCGGGCAGTTGCAGCCGTGGCAACAGGCGACCATCGACAAGATGGTGCAGCAGGAGAAGGCGCAGGCAGCGCAGTTCGGGGCCAACACGGGCACATCCAACAGCACAACCAACCTGGGCGAGCAACAGCAGATTGATACCAACGCCCTCATCCAGCAGGGACAGTTCCAACAGCAAGCATTCACCAACTGGCAATCCTCCTTCGGGGACTACGCAAAGGAAATGGGCCTTGGCATCCAAGCACAGATCCAGGGCGACCAGGAGATTGAACAGTTGTGGTCGTCTGTCCTGGGTGGGCTGGCGAAGGCTGCGGCTGCCGGTGGTGGTGGTGGCGGAGGTGGCGGTGGTGGAGGTGGTAGTGGTATTGGCAGCTTCTTGAGTCAAGCCGCTGGAATTGCGGGAAGCGTTGCCAGCATTGCGGGCATCTTCTGTGATCGTCGCCTAAAGAAGAACGTCATGTTCTTTGCCAAGGACGAGCAGACCGGATTGAATCTGTATCTATTCCACTACCTGTGGGATAGGGACAGCGAAGCGTGCAGAATTGGCCCGATGGCTGATGAAGTAATGGAAAAATACCCGTGGGCGGTGAGCGTGGACGACAACGGTTTCTACAAGGTGGATATGTCGATGGGGGCTGGACATGCCTGATGCGTTGGAAACCGATCCAGAAGTAATCGCCGCTGCTGGCGAGGTTGTTGATCCGCAGGCTGCGGCAGGCAATCCTGCGCCTGTCAATCCAACGGAAAAGCAGATTGTCGAGGCGGAGAACCGCCTGGGCGTGCCGCAGGCTCGCAAGAAGATCGAGGAAGCAGATGCCAAGAAGTCTGCTGATGAGCAGGCTATGGCCCAGAAGGAAGATGCTGCTGTTGCCGACTGGCAGAGCGCATCGGAGAAGGCAGACAAGCAAAACCTTGACCTTATCTATGGCGAGCCGGATAACAAGCTCACCCCTCCCAAATATGAGCCGGTCACTATGGAGGATGTGCATGCCAACATCTTCCCGTTGCTGGCCCTTGCCACATTGGGTGGGTTGGGAGTTCGCCGCCATGCAATAGGGGCCATGAAATCCTTTTCTGCCATGCTCCAAGGGGCAGAGGAAGGCAAGAAGGAAGCCTACGAGGCCAACAAGACCAAGTACGAGGCAGACCTTGCTAGGCTGAAAAACGAGCAAGCCGAATACGATAAGAAGGTCAAGGCGGTGATGGCTAACAACAAGCTCACCCTTGACGAGCGTTTGCACCGGATTGACCAGATCAACCGTGAGGCTGGCCGTGTATCCAGAGCCGATACCGATGCGGTCAACCGATATTCCAGAACAGCCGATCAGTTGGAAAAAGATGCGCTGATGCAGGCCAAGCTGGAAGCAGAGGCGCAGAAAACCATAGCCAAGTCTGCCGCACAGCAAAAGATGATTGCTGACATGCGTGCGCAGATGGACCCCGGCATTACTGCGATGGTGGCAACGGGTGCAGACGCAAGGCAGTTCATGGGCGTGTACGGGCAGCAAGCCAGCCTTGCCCGCACCATGTATACGTCTGCCGCAATCGACATGATTATGCGGGAGAACCCCGGCATGAATCGCACGGCTGCTGCGCAGGAGTTGGTGCAGCGCCAGATGGCAATGAAGTCAACAGCCGGTGCGCTCAATTTCGAGCAAAAGATGTTGGGTGCTACGCAGCAGGCAACAGACCAGTTGCACAAGAACATCGAGTTGGCGAAGAAGTCACTTGCCAAGATTCCAGACCAGACCCATTTCACCATCCTCAACGACTTCATCAACGGAACCTCCCGGCGCACGGGTGGGGCAGAGGTCAACTCCTGGTACTTCCTTGTAGATGCGGTTGCCAATGAAGCCGCCCGGTTGCAAAGCAGCGGGCAGGCGTCAGCAGCACAGTTGCACAGCTATGCCCAGGAGTTAGCAAGGAAGTGGCTTGACCCGAGCATCACCCCGCAAGCCTTTCTGCGCCTTGCTGAAACGATGGAGCAGGAAGGACAGTTGCGCACGATCAGCTACAAGAACGCCATATCGCAGATGATTGGTGGATTTGGCAGACCTGGCGGTGTTGACGCAAATGCTGGTGCCGCCCCTGGTGGTGCCGCTACCAGCCGATACAACCCGGAAACTGGCCGCATTGAGCCGATACGATAATGCCGCACATTGTTGATGTTCCCGGAGTAGGGCCTACGGAGTTCCCCGATGGCATGTCCGATGCTGCCATTGCACAGGCCATACAGTCGAGCTATCCGCAGTTTCAGGAAAAGCACGACACCATCGAGGATCTAAATTCCAAGTTCGGCATGCAGCCGGAGCCGAAGAACGAGCGCTCCCTTGGCAACATCCTGGCCGGTGCTGGCGAGGCTGGTCTGGGCATGGCTACCGGGATGTTCGGGGATGCTATCGGTTTGGTGGGAGCATTGGGCAAGAGGGTGGCCGGTGAAATTGGGCCGGAGCCTGACAAGGAAACATTCAAGCATGCCCAGGAGCGTATATCCAAGGAGGCCACCGCCCCCTTCATGCCCCAGAGCGAAATTGGGCAGACCTTCATGAACAAGACGGCTGATGTTCTGGGGATGTATCCCAACCCCATGACGCCGGAGTTCAATGCTGTTTCCCATCTGGGCCAGGCCATGCCCGAGGTTGCTTCTGCGGCGACTGTTGCAGGCAAGGCGGCTGTTGACGCGGGGGCCAAGGGCCTGCGCAATGTCATGGACCCCATTGGCAGGGTGACTGGTTACATTGCCCCGCCGTTCAAGGAAGCCCGCATCCCACAGCGGGAGCTACGCAAGGCTGGTGGCGACGTTACCTTCACAGCCGAGCAGGCTATGGGGGAAATCGACAAGCGGGTGGAAGAACTCAAGGCTGGCAAGACCGAGGGCGTGGAGAATGCCCATCAGCATGCAAGCCGGGTGCTGGATGTGCGAAGCGAGGTTGAGGACAATCTTCGCAAGGCAACAGTCGAGCATACGCAGGCGGCAACACAGTTAGCCCCAGAGGAAGTCTCCGAGGAATCCCTTGGCAGCTTGGTGCAGAAGGAAGGCTCCAAGACCATCGAGAAATTGGAGCTAGAACGCGAAAAAGACGCCATTGATGAAAACAAAGACCCGGCGTTTGAGCGCGGTCGCATGCGAGCCGAAGCAAAGGAAACGCCACGCAAGGTAGAGGCCGTCAAGACGTTGATGGATTCTGTCAGGGAATGGTTGCGGGAGGAGCGCAAGAAACTTCCAACTGGATTGCCCAGAAGCGCAACCACCCGCGACATGGTAAACGTGATTATCCGCAAGCTAGGGATGAACACACTCACCCTGGATCAGTTGGAATCCATGCGCCGGGAGTTGAACGACGCCATCCTATCCGACCCAACTGGCAACAAGGCTAGTTGGGCTGTCCTGTACCGGCAGATCGGCAGGCGAATCCAAGACATTATGGAAGCCTATGAGCCGGATATAGGAAAGTACATTGCCGCCTACAAGAAGGGTAGCCTGAAAATCAATCAGGCAGAGGGTGGCGCTGCTGGCAAGAACACTCTCAGGACAATCGACACCCTTGGGGACAGCGTTTACGAGTCAACAGCCGAGGGGGTTGCTCGCAAGTATTTCGATGGCAGCGCACAGCAGGCCCAGAAGGCTATCGAACTGGTTGGTGGCAAGACCCCGGAACTGGTGGCCGCTGTTCGTGGCTATCTGCGCAGGCAGATCATGTCCAAGGGCAATGCGCAGGCAATGGCAAAGTTCATCAAGGACAACGAAGGGCTGTTGCAAAAATTCCCAGAATTGAAGGCCGACTTGGAGGGGGTAGCCAAGTCCAAGGCCCGCATTGAGCACCTAGAGGAATTGCACAAGAAGGTGGTCGATGCAACCAAGAAGGCTTCCGAGGGTCTAGCCAAGGAGAGAAAGGCTGCCCTGGATAAAGCCGTCGAGCAGGAGAAGGTCAAGACCGATTTGCAATCCTTCATCCGGCAGTTGGAGCACACCGAGGATAGCAAGGGTCAGATCCAGAAGATGCGTGCCATCATCAACAAGATGGATAAGTTGGGGATGATTGATCCTGGCACGCACGCGAAGATGCTGGACATGATGAATGATGTTGAGCGCAAGTATTCCCGCAGCGCCGTCATGAACAAGATGCTGCGTGCGGTATTCATCATGGCGGGTCTGGAAGTTGGCGGGCGTTACTACGGTTATCTTCTTCCCACACCTGGCGGTGGGCACAAGTAGAGGCAAGGGTGACATGGGTCATGGCAACAAGAATTCCGGCAAGAAAGGCGTTCCTTTCAAAAATCCGCAGCCAGGGGGATTCCGATACTACAGCTACCTCGCGCAAGGTAGTCAATCCGCGATTAGAGAAGATGCTGGATCGGATGATGGAGGAAGCCATAGCGGAAAATTCCCCGATGACTTTCGAGCAGCGAATGGCTGTTGGCGCACTGGTGTTAAAGGTGGAAGCGGTTAGGAACAAGTTGCAGGATGACGATTACGGTGCCGGGTTCATGGATGACACGCCCGGTCGGATCGAAGTCAACGAGGAAGAACAATGACCGATATGAGCGAGCAGGAGATTGTCGCCAATGCGGAGAGGGTGTTGACCTATATCCGGTTCAACATGAAGTTGCTCTCCGGCAAGGTGGTGGTGGCATCGGCCTTGCTACTTGGTTTTGTAGTAACCGTGTGGGCGATGGTGGCTCCCGACCCGTACCGGGTGGGGCTGGCCGTGGCTTGGTGGCTGTTGGCGTATCTACCGGCTCTTTGGAGCGAGAGGAATTGACATGGGCAAGAATCTTAGAACAACGTTGGGGTCGGCTGTTGGCAACAACATGAAAATGTCGCGCAAGGGTGCGGCGACAGCGCCATCGGAGTTGGTGCGCCCGCCGTTGCCGATGGACATGAATGACCTGTCCAATGTTGCCCCGGTGCAGGGCAAGGTGATGCCCCGGCACATCAACATGATGTTCGGGGCAGACCGGCAGAGCTATGAGGGAACAGCCGCCTATGCGCCCCTGGGCAAGACAATGCCCGGTCGCGTCAGCAAGGGCGACCGGGACATTATCAAGAGGCTAGGCGGCAACTACAAGTAGCCTAGAAGTCGATATCGGCTGTTCTAGGTTTTGACTTGGCGGCAGGTGCGCGTCCCTCGGCTTTGGTGAAAGCCAGCGACAGGTACTTGCCGTTCTCGTTTTCCTTGGGCCAAGCGGCAATCCAATACTTCTGGCCGTCGATGGTGCAGCTACCCTTGTAGTCGGGTTGGCCGTCCTTTACCTTGTCGTCGTTCTTGGCGATTGATCCGAAGCCCGACTGTTCATATTTATTTGGCATTTTTGATTACCTCGTCAAAAAGTTCATCTGTTTGCTGCAAGAACACCTTGGCAGCTTCTTCGCACTCCACTATTTCCCGGTCGTCCTCAAGGATCAACTCACGCACTAGCAGATTAGGCCCGCTAGTAACCCGAGGGTCGTAAGCGACAAATAGCCCTTCTCGGGTTCTGCAACAGGCCATTTGGGCGACCATCTGCCAGCGGTAGTTTTCAGGGATTTTCCCCTGGATGCACCAATCCACGAAGGTCTTGGTGGTCGGGCACTTGACTTCGACAATGGCGAACATCGAAGATTCGGGCGGGTAGGCAAAGCCATCCGGGGATGCCCCGAAGTTGTCGATGGTCGGATGCAGGACGAAACCCGCTGGCTCCACAATGAGGCCGGTCTTATTCTCGAAGGTCTTGATAGCCCCTGCTTCATTGTCCAGCCCCCATTGCATTGCCGGTGTTACGTAGTGGTCGGTAGCCACCCCGGTCATGCGCTCCGCGACCAATTCCATCATCAGGTCTATGCGGGCGCGCGCCGGGGTGCCGTTCTTTAGGAAGCTCATAGCATCGGCCATCCTAGAGGCTGTTAGCTTGCCTCTGCGCGCGGCGTGCCAGTTATCGGAGCCTTGGACGGCTTCGATGGGCGGGCGTTTGCGGATCATGCGTCGCTGCCGAAGATGGTGTCCAGCCAACCGTGGATCTGCCGACCTTCTTCCAGGGTTACGGTGACGGACTTGTTGGTGCCGTACTGGACGGTCAACAGGACGCCCTTCTCCGATGTGACGGTTACCGTGGGAACGCGGGCGGTGATCGTTGGTAGGCCGTTGGTAATGCGCTTGCTCTTGGCCTTGCCGATAAGGCCCGGCTTGGATGAGTGCTTCTTCAATTCCTCTATCAGCGCCGGGATTGCTTGCTCTGCGGCATCCTTTTTCCACAGTCGCATGCGGTCAGCGCGCCGCTTGACGCAGGGAACCTTCTCCTTATCGAAGGTGGCGATAGCGGCGTTGATAGTCTTGGTGTCGCGCGCCATGTGCTTCTGGCGCAGTAGTACCGTAGTTGCGATATATCCACGCATGTTCATTCCCCTTTGAGTTCTTCCTTCATTTGATCCTTGATTTCCGCATTGCCAAGATTCATGCGGGCTTTTTCGGGCAGTGCCAGCCAAACATCGGCCAGTTGGCTCATCGTCTTGCACTTGCGCATGGCAAGGACAACATCGGGGTCGGCGGCTTGGGTATCCCTGGTGACTGTTGCGCTGTTGTGGGAGCCAAGGTTGCCATCCTCATCTTCCTCTGCCGCGATCATCAGGGCGGTGCAGTAGGAATTGCGCCGGGCGTAGGTCAGCGCACTGCCCCATTCCTGGGGGTTAGCGCCATCCGGGGCCAGCACCGGAAATGGGGCCAGAGTCATTAGCTGCCCTGACTTGTGCAGGATGGTGGTGGTGACTACGGCTGTCCTAGCGCCCGAAGGACGGCCCATATCGACCCATTCAACGTCCTGGGCCACGGATAGGCCGTACAGGGCTAGGTGGGCCTGTGTACGGGCCAGGATTACGTCTAGCGGGGCGTATGCGAAGTCGTAGGTGCCTCCTGACTTGGTTCGCACCGTGACCTTGCGGGATTTGGGAATCTGCGGCCATCCCATGCGGGCGATTGCCAGGGCTTCCGCTAGGCTTTTGATCTGCTCTGGCGCAGCTACATCAGGTTGAGATACATCAGAATCGACTATATCTATTTCTCGCAATTCGTTCATGTTTGTTCCCTCTTTTGATTGACAAGCACGGAGACATAGTATAGGATGCGATATATCTTGTCAAGTACATTTTGAGGAATATGCAAATGCAGCTACAACCGAGAACCTTCACAGAGGGTACGCCGCTTGCTTACTGCATTGAAAAGTTTGGAGGGGTGCTAGCTTTTTGCAGGGCAATAAACCGCAGCACTTCCCAGATTTACCGATGGAGAAACAATGGGGGTTTATTGTCGGCGGCAGGGCAGACGGATGTTCTGATTGCAGCCAGGAAGCTAGGGGTAGACATTGACCCGTCCAAATTGGTCTATATCCCCCCAATGGTGGAGAGACAACCGGAATTAGCGCACACGGAGTAAATCATGGACTTGGTAGCCCGCAGGGAATTTGCCGAAATTGCTGACTCGACCTTCTGGATCGGGGATGAGGAACGGCGCATGGTGGCGTTTGGCTCGACCATCGAAAAGCTGGTCTTGGAGCGCCTTGCCGTGCGGCTGGCGTCCAAGGAATGCGATGGCATGAACCGTGAGGCTATTTGCCAGTTCATTGAACGCTTGACGTATGATCCGAATGTTCGTTCCCTTCGCGAGTTGGCCCGAGAGGCGACTTAGCGACCTCCGGCCCCGGTAGCTCTCCTCCTACCGGGGCATTTTTTTGCCCAAGAAAGGTTTCACGTGGAACGCAGACCAAGGCTGGTGATGCAACGGGCGGTGCAATCGGGGAAGTTCTCCTCCGAGCAGGAGTGGTGTGAGAAGTGCATAGCCAGCAAGAATGCGGCTGTTCCGGCTTCCTGGCGGCTGTTTGCCAGCACCCACCTGGCCTCCCTGCGAACAGTCGATGGCTATGCTGGCCCGAAGGCGTGGGCGTATCGTCTACGGGATCGGCACCTAGCGGGTGAGAAATTGGAGTGGTGCCAGATCCAAGCCTACGAGGGGGTGTTACGTGACATTGGCGCGATATGGGAACCGCAAGGATGCGAACCAGGGCGAGATAGTGCAAGCCTTGAAGCGGGTAGCGGCATCGGTGTTTGTGATGGACGAGCCGTGCGACCTGTTGGTGGGGTTTCGGGGGAAGAATTACCTGTTGGAAGTCAAGGACCCGAAGAAGCCTCCCTCCAAGCGACGGCTGACCATAGCACAGGCGGATTTTAGGCAGACTTGGTATGGGCAGTACGCCATTGTCCACAGCGCCGAGGAAGCCTTGAAGGTAATCGGTGTTTGACTATCCCAGAGTACCGTTTTACTACGTGCTGTTGGCATCTATATTGCTTATTGCGATAGTAGGTGCGCTTATTCTATGGAGCATGTGATGAAACTCCCCCTACCGCCGTTGCCGTGCGTTATGTGCAATGACACCCGCAGAGTCCCAGCAATCATGGGTGCTCCAGAACAAGAGTGCCCAGCCTGTACACCTGTGTTTGACGCCATGCGTGCCGCCCAGCGTATCGCGCTAGAGGAAGCGGCGAAGGTGTGCGAGGAAATGGGAACATTTGAGGGCGTGCCAAGGCCGGGTGTGTATTGTGCCGCCGCCATTCGACAGCTAGGGGAGGAAACCATACGGTTGCAGGACAAGCGCATTGCGCAGCTAGAGGCCGCACTTAAGGCAGCAGAAATATCACTAGAGAATACACATGAGTTTGCAGAGGCACTTGAAGCACGGTTAGCCGAGTACCAAAACCCTCCACCTGGATTCATCTATGGTGATCCAGAAACCATAAAGAAGTATGCAGATGCAGCTAACGCACTCAAGGCAGCGCAGGAGGTTGTAGACGAACAGTCAGAGGATGAGGGTCTATGGTTTGACGCCAAGACCGCGCCAGAGGCTTACTTGCAGCAGGAAATGCGCAGGTTGCACGCCGCAATCGACGCCGCACGCAGGGAGGGGAAATGATTACTTTTCTTTTGTTAATAATTGCTGCTGTATTGATCTTGGAGTGGGCGGATAAATGAAGAAATACCAGTTTGGAACAGTCAACTTGGTCAAGGATAAGGGCAAGGAGGTCAAGCCGCCCAAATACCGGCCAGCACCCGAGCCATATAGCCAGGAACAGCGGGTGGCCTATGTGGAGTGGTTAAAGAGGAATGGAGGGTGACATGAAGAAAGCATCATCGGAGTTGGAATCGCTACGCCAAAAGCTGATGGAGTCGATATACAGCAAACCACCCGTGATATACAGCAAACCACCCGTGACGTATGGGTTGGGCAGGCTGGTCTTGGAGTCTACGAGGAAGATATACGACCCCAATGGGGACGAGGTAACTACGTGGATCGGGACGTATATTCTCAATGAGGCCCATGTTCCTGTGCCGGTGTCCACAAGGCAGTGGGCGGGATGGTTTGAGAATGCAGCCAACCGGATAGTCCAGCAGGACACCATCAAGGGGGTGCGGGTCAGCACGGTATTCCTGGGCCTGGATCACTCTTTTGCAGGTGGGCCACCCCTTCTCTTTGAAACCATGATCTTTGGAGGGGAATTGGATGGTAGCCAGGAGAGGTGTTCCAGTTGGGATGAAGCCCTGGAAATGCACGGCAGGGCTATGGTTGCCGTTAAGACAAGCCTTGGGATATAAAGTGCTTGACAGGGTAGCCAGGAGAATTTAGATTTCGCCTGTCGCGTGGAAACGACGGGTTGCAAGGCCGTATTCACATGGGTTCCTCCCTGTCTCACCAGTCAGGGTTTCCACAGGAATCCAGTTGAATGCGGCTTTTTTATTGCCGCCGTCGCACTGTCGGGGACTCAACGGCAGGGTGCGAGGAAACCCCCTACTGTGGGAAAGACTTGAGACAGGGGGAGGGGTGGCGAAGTTAGCGCCCCTAGTCGAACGGCTGACGGGCGATGCGGCTCCGGCGGGCATTGTTGAAGGCTTAGTCATCTGCACTAAGGATGGCTAGGCTTTGCTCACCAGCAAGCATTGGTATATGCCCTAGGGAATGTTTCTTCGCGTAGATACCAGAAGGAATCTTAATGATCACCCTGCGAGCATTGGAATTCCGGTTGGAGGGGTTGCGGCGGGTGCAAGCTGATCCGTACTGGGATAAACTTCCCTGGAATTCCCCGAACCAGATTGCTGCTGACATAAGGGAGGCCGAACGTGCCGTGGACGAGTTCAAGCGCAAGCAGGCATACGAAGAAGGCCAAATCGGCAAAGAGCAAACGCCAATGGTCGCACGTGGCAAATCGGATGCTACGTGGTGGGAGCAGTGAGGGTGCTGCAATCCGTGCTGCTAACTCGGTGGTAGCAAAGGGCCGAGGGGGTAGCCGGGGAAAAAGGAAATCCCACCGGGGGCGTAAAGGGTAAAAAGTGTGGGCGGGGTGGCCTTGTAGCGGATGTCGCGGATGTAGCGCATCCCCGGCGGCTCACAGTAGGCTCACCAGGCGAGCCCGGCCAGGCGCGCGGGCCCCAAGCTCGAGCGCTCGAGCAACAGTCAACAGTCGCCAACAGTCAACATAAGATTTCTTATCCCCAGGTAAAGAAAAAGCCCAGGGGGTTAGCCTGGGCTAGTTGTGTTGTTCCGGGTGACTGTTAGTAGAAGCGCTGGCCGTCCTTCTTATGACAGCGCATATCCTGCCCGGCCCCGTATTCGGGGCCATAGCGGATTTGGCATGCCGTGTCTTGCTGCATCAGAAGGCGGGCGCGTTCGTCGTTGTCGTGCACCCACTGATACCACGACACGCCGACCAGTGCGAGCACGCATGCGCAGACAATGCCCGTTAGTACATTGCCCGCGCAGCGCAGCAGCAGACCCAATTCCCGATTAGTGAACGGTTCCACTACCCGCCCCTTCTGAATCGTCATCGACTACCGTCACCTTGCCGCGTCCTGCCAGCAATTCCGCCACGCTGGAAGGAAACGCGGGCGCGGTATCCTTTGCCATCATGCGCGAGACTTTGCTTGCCTTGTCCATCGCTTCCAAGTCGGCTTTGGCAATGTCGATGCATGCGCGCATCAATTTCACTTGCGCGATGTTCTCCAAGGATTCGGGCGCAATCTCCAAGTTCTGCAATTGCAAGTGTTCCGGCAAGGCGCAATCGAACAGCAACCGGAAAAGGTGGTTCTCTACTTGGTCTTGCTCTTGCGCCAAGTGTTTGAGCAATCCTACCGGCGCGTCGGCGTCGCGCAGAAGTTGCAGCGTTTTCTGATTGAGCACCAGCAAGCCCACGGCATTGTTTACGGCATGCGCGGCGCGTGCGCCGAAAGCCTTTTTGATTGCCGTCAGCGCCGCATCGCGCGCATCTTTGCGATTGGTGAGGATGGTCAACAGTTGATCCTTGATTGCCGTGGGGAGCGTTTCGGTGCGCTCCTTCCCATCGCTGCCAATCACGTGCACTTCTACGTCTTTGCGTTCGTTTTCCATTTTGTGTTTCCCTTCGCTGTTGTCGATTGCGGAATGCAACCGCTACGGGGCATGATGCAACAATCGCGCCATGCCCCGTCACTGTTGCGCTCCTATGCTTCCGCTGGCATGAGCACTGCCAGTCTATCCTTGACCCATGCGATAGCATCCTCTGCGCTGCTCATATGCTCTTGCGTGGGCGGTACGATCAGCGAGTCGGCTGCGTCCCATCCGAGCATGCGGCGGATCCCTTGGCAGTACCGCGATTCCATCTCCTTGTCCCCTGTCATATCGCGCACGTTTACGCGCCGACCATCATCGTCAAGGATAGCCGCGAAAGTAAGGCCAGCGGCAGGAGCGCCGCTTACGCTAGTCTTGCGCGCCTTTTGACCCCGTACATGCAGACCATACAGAACCGCGCGGGCGAAGCCTACATTGCACAGAACAAATCCCGCGCTGGCAAGGTCAAGGGGCGCAGTGTTGATTTGCACAGCGAGCGCCGCTGTCGATTGATAGTCGCGATGGCGACGGCGATAGAAAAACTGCTTGTCCGTTTCCGATTCCAGCGTATGCCCGTGTACGGTATGAAGTGCAATGAGATTGACGGGGCGGATGGCAGACAGTCGCGCAACGAGTGAGAGAACAGCGGCGCCGCGCAGCTTCACGCTGTTTGCGTCGATTGGCTCGCACAAGCAATTGATGTTATCGCATTGACGGCAACCGGATTCGAGACATACCGCGATGTTGATTGCGCCAGTGGCAGCGGCATCGTAGTGGACTGAACGCATGCACTCAGGGTCCGAGGATAGAAACAGCGGGATATCGGGGCAATACCCCGCAATGCCCATCGTATGCTCGATTGATAGCGTGGGCAGTTCCGCGTCCATGAGCGCCATTGTTTCCTCGATTTGCGGGACGATGGCGTTGCAGCCTTCGTATGACCACTGCCGCGCTTGCTCTTGCGTGAGCCCATCAAACCACGCCTCACGATCACGGTTTGCGGCTTTGAATGCGGACATTTTGATGCACGCATCGAATGCGCTGCGCGCACTGGTGAATGTATGCAGTGCGGGCAGCTTTGGCGGGATTGTGCAGAGATGGCACATGGTTACGCTCCCAGATGGCGCGACAGACCGGCCCACTGTTCGTCACTCATGCCCTTGCGGAGGATCATCTGGTCTACGCGATCGCGTGGCATGCCAGCGGCGAGCAGGGCGCAGCCCTTGATTGTGGCGCGGGGCGTTATGAGGATATCTTTGATTCCCTTTTCGGCGCAGTAGCGGCGCGCCTTTTGCACGCGCTGCGACCATGCCGTGTCGGCTGCGAGGGCAGTCTCTAGCTTTTCGTCAATCTCCCAGTTGAACCATAC